TAGGAGATTTTTTATGGCAATAACATCAGCAGTATGTAACAGTTTTAAAACAGAAGTTTTAAGAGCAATCCACAATTTCACTCAAGGTGGCAATGAATTTAAATTAGCATTGTACACAAGTAGTGCTACATTAAATAAATCAACAACAGCTTATACAGCTTCAAACGAAGTAGCTAATGGTAATGGTTATTCTACTAAAGGAGTAGCATTAACAAATGTAACACCAGCGTTATCAGGTGACACTGCATGTTGTGATTTTGCAGATGTATCTTTTACATCAGCATCTTTCACAACTAGAGGATGTTTAATTTATAATGAAACAGCAAGTGGTGATCCATCAGTTTGTGCTATTGATTTTGGTGGAGATAAAACTGTATCAAGCGGAACTTTTACAATTCAATTTCCAACAGCAGACTCATCAAACGCAATCCTTCGTATAGCATAGGGAGATAATCCTTATGGCCAATTCTTGGAATGAATCCGGCACAACCTGGGGACAAAACACCTATGGTACTCAATCACAAGTTATAATTACTTTAACAGGTTTACAATCAACATCATCAATAGGTAGTGTAGTAGCATCTAATGAAGAAGGTTGGGGTCGACAAGAATGGGGTAATTCTGGTTGGGGTGTCAATTATGCCGTAGAACTTTCAGGACAACAAACAACTTCTAATGTTGGTAGTGTTGTAGCTTCTCAAACTATTCCAGTGCCTTTAACAGGTCTTAGTACAACTTCTTCAATAGGTTCACTTACTTTAGATCTAACGTCTATTATAAATCCAACAGGATTACAGTCGCAAACCGAACTTGGAACTTTTGATAACGCAGGTACATTAGTCGGTTGGGGTAGAAATGGTTGGGGTGAAGAACCTTGGGGCGATTCATTTAATAGTTTAGTTCAACCAGCTGGAGTACAAGCAACTTCTAATGTGGGGTCTTTATCATCTGCTATAGAAAATTTTGTTCCTATAACCGGAGTACAAGCAACTTCTGCAGTAGGTGATTTAACTTTAGTTTTAACTTCTGTAGTAATTCCAACAGGTGTCAGTGTTACTTCTAACGTAGGTTCAATTTCTCCTACAAACATGACTATTGGATTAACTGGTCTTGGAATGACTTCTGCAGTTAGCGGAATAGTTCTTGATGCTTTAACTGAATCTCCAACAGGTCAACAAGCAACTTTATCTGTGGGTTCTTTATCAATAGGAATTACACAAATTTTAACAGGTGTATCATCAACATCTTCTGTAGGATCTTTAGTTTCTGAAATAGGAGTTCCTTTAACAGGATTATCAACTACCTCTGCTGTAGGTGTAATAGCACCTACCCCTATGACTGTAGGATTAACAGGAGTTGAAGCTACTTCAGAAGTTGGTACAGAATTTATTCTTGAATACTTTAATAGATTAGAACCAAAAAATAGTACGGGATATACAAAAGAAACACCAAAAAACAGTGCCGGTTACACAAGGAAAGTACCTAAAGACAGCACGGGTTATACAAGGAAAACCGCTTAAACATGTTTGACTTAACAACAAATAAAATATATAAATAAACCAATTTAGGAGTACAAAATTATGGCATCAACATTTACAGATCTTGGCCTAGAATTAATGGCAACCGGCGAAAACGCTGGTACTTGGGGAACAAAAACAAACGCTAATCTTCAACTTATTGAACAACTTACCGGTGGTGTTTTAAGTTTATCAATTGCTGGTGGTGCGGGTAATCAACTTTTAGATATAGATGACGGTGCTTTAACGGGTACGGCTCAACAAAGAATTTTAGAATTTACAGGATCTATAACAGGAAACAGAGTAATACAATTTCCTCTTCTTACAGAAACTTTTTACATTATTAAAAATGGTACAACAGGTGCTTACACAGTACAATTAAAAGCTGTATCTGGTTCTGGTGCAACGGTTACTTTTGCAACAGGGGACAAAGGATATAAACTTGTTTATTTTGATGGTGTCGCAACTAACACAGGTTGTTTTGAAGCTGTCTTAGGACAAGATGGTGACGTAACTCTTACAGGAACACAGACTTTAACAAACAAAACTTTAACTAGTCCTAAAATTGGTACAAACATTTTAGACACTAATGGAAACGAATTAGTGGTTTTAACAGCTACAAGTTCAGCGGTTAATGAAGTCACATTAGCTAATGCAGCTACAGGTGGGGCACCAACAATTACAGCATCTGGCGAAACCAATGTAGGAATAACTCTTGCAGCTAAGGGTACAGGTGTGGTACAAGTACAAACAAGTATGAACCCAACTATTAGTAGCACTGGTAAATCAATGATACTAGGATTTTAATTTAGGAGATAAGAAATATGGCAAGTGAAGTAATGAAGGTAAAATTAGTAGCAGGAGTTACTAATAGTGAGAACGATTTATTAACAGTAGCAAGTGGACACACTTACACAATTCTTAATATGTCTTTATGTGAAACTGCAGGTGCAGCTGAAACTTTTGATTTATATATAAGAGATGGTGGCGGTGCTAATGACTTTGAAATTTATTCAGATCAAGCTTTAGGAGCAAACGCAACGTTTGAACACACAACAAGATTAGTTCTAGAAGCAACTGATGTACTTTCAGCAAAATTAGCTAGTGCTGGTAATGTTGATGTTGTTATCAGTTACCTAGATCAAACATTATAGGAAAATCATGAGCGGACCAGTCGCCAATAATATATTTAGGTCGTCTGGAGTTATAGCCGCTGCAGCAGGAGGTCTTAGTTGGCAACCCGTTGTCACAGCTTCTACTCTATCAGCGAGCGCAGGAAATGGTTATTGGATTAACACAACTTCTAATGCGTGTACAATTACACTTCCAGGTTCAGCAGAAGCTGGAGATCAAATTATATTTGTAGATTACGCTAGAACATGGGGAACAAACGCAATCATAATAGATTCAAATGGTTTAAACTATCAAGGACAACCAGATACTTTTACAGTTGACTATGATACTTCAGGTCAAGCACTTAATTTAGTTTATTCAGGGGCAACAAAAGGTTGGACACCTTCCTCTGATATTGTAAATGCTTTAGAACCTGTTGCACCACCCACACAAAGAGCAATATTTGCATTTGGTAGTACAGGAAGTCTTACAGGAGTATCTAATTTAGTTAATAGTAGTGGTGTTGTTGCAACTGATGTTTCTGCTGTAGGAACAGCTAGACAAGTACCAGGAGCAGCTGGATATGGTGGGGACAAAGCAATATTTGCATTTGGTCAGACATCAGGTGGAAATGTAAATACAAGAAATTTAGTAAATAACTCAGGTGTTATTGCAAGTGATGCAACAGGTACTGGTACTGTAAAATATGGTTGTCCAGGAGCTTCATATGGTTCAAGTGGTCAAGCAATAATTGCTTATGGAAATAATAGTGGTGCAGTTTCTACGTCAAATTTAATTTCAAACACAGGTGTTGTTTCAAGTGATGTTAGTGGTGTAGGAACAGCTAGAAATCAACCAGGTGCAACTGAATATGGTGGAGACAAAGCAGTTTTTGCTTATGGTGATGGACCCAGTAATACAAAAAATTTAGTTACAAATGTTGGTGTAGTTGGTTCAGACGTTACAGGTGTTGGTACTGCTAGAGCTGGGCCAGGAGCAGCTGGGTATGGTGGCGATAAAGGAATTTTTTTATTTGGTTATGATGGTGGTGATCCAGGACTTACTTCTGCTACAAATTTAGTATCTAATCAAGGAGTGATTGCGTCAGACGTAAGTGGTGTTGTATCAGCTAGACAAGGTAGTGCAGCTGCTTCATATGGTGGTGATAAAGCAATCTCTGCTTTTGGTGACGCATCAGGTAAAATTTCAATATCTAATTTAATTAATAATCAAGGTGTTGTAGGTGCTAATGTGACAGGAGTTGGAACAGCTAGATCAAATTTATCAGCAGCGGGGTATTCAACAAGTGCATAAAATGATAAAATATTATAAGGTAAAATTATGAGTGGAACAGTAACAGGTAACGTATTTAAATCTTCTGGAGTAATAGAAGCAACATCAGCTAGTCTTAATTGGTCAAGTGCTGTTATTACTGCTTCTACTTTAACAGCTAGTGCTGGAAATGGGTATTTTATAAATACAACATCTAATGCTTGTACTGTAACTTTACCAGCTTCTCCTGCAATTGGAGATCAAATAGTCTTTGCTGATTATGCAAGAACTTGGGCAACTAATAATTTAATTATAGATTCTAATGGAAATAATTTTCAAGGAGAAAATGATACATATATTGTAGATTATGATACTGCAGGTCAATCACTTAACATAGTTTATTCAGATGCAACCAAAGGTTGGCTACCAGTTTCAGACGATGCTGTGGCCTCTGCTGGAATTGCACCAGTTACACAAAAAGCAATATTTGCTTTTGGGGATAATGGTTCTCCATCAGGTATTTCTAATATTGTAAGCAGTAGTGGCGTGGTCGCTTCAGATGTATCTGCTGTAGGAACAGCTAGATCAGGACTAATGGCAGTTTCTTATAATTATGACAAAGTAGTAATGATGTATGGTGAAAATGGATCTGGATATGCGAGTATATCAAATTTAATTAGTAATTCTGGAGTAGTTGCTGCGGACACTACAAGTATTGCGGGTACTGCAAGATCTTATGGAGCTGGGGTTTCATATGGTTCATCAGGATTAGGTCTAATTGCTTTTGGTTATGGTGGTTCTAACACAAATGTAAAAAATTTAATAAATAGTTCCGGTACTGTTTCAGCAGATGTAACAGGAGTTGGTACTGCTAGAAGAGGTTTAGGAGCAACAAAATATGGGACAGGTTTAGCTTTGTTTGCTTTTGGTCAAGTAAGTGGAACTGTTAATACAAGAAATTTAGTTAGTACAAGTGGTGTTATAGCATCAGATGTTAGTGGTGTAGGGACAGCTAGAGCAGGTGTAGAAGCTGCTGGGTATGACGGAGACAAAGGACTTTTTTGTTATGGTGGTCAAACTAGTACAAGGAATAAAGTTTCAAACACAGGTGTTGTAAATTCAGACCAAAGTGGTGCTGGAACAGCTAGAACAGATACAGCAGCATCTGAATATGGAGGCGACAAAGCAATATTTGGTTTTGGTTATAGTAATCAATACCTTGGAGTAACAAATTTAGTAAATACTGGCGGAGTAATTGGTAGTGACGTATCTGCTGTAGGTACAGCTAGAAAAAATCCAGGAGCAGCAGGGTTTTCATTTAGTGCATAGTATGTTAAAAAACTATAGGATAAAATTATGAGTGGAATAATACAAAGCAACACAGTAAGAGCATCAGGAACAATAGCCGTTGCGGCTGCTGGTCTTAATTGGAGTTCTACAATTCTTACAGCATTAACAACTTTTACTGTAACAGTTGCAAATGCTGGTGGTAATAAATATTTTATTAATGGAGTTCAACAACAAACTGTAAATCTTTTAGAAGGCTTTACATATAAGTTTGATCAATCAGACGCTTCTAATAATAGTCACCCATTAAGGTTTTCTACAACAAGTGGTGGTTCACACGGTGGTGGTTCCGAATATACTACTGGCGTTACTACAAATGGGACACCTGGACAAGCTGGGGCATATACTCAAATAGTGGTAGCTTCTGGTGCAGCTACTCTTTATTATTATTGTACTGCTCATTCAGGAATGGGTGGAACAGCAAACACAGTTAGTGAAACTGTTGAAGCTGGTAATGGTTATTGGATTGATACTACTTCAACTACTTGCACAATCACTTTACCAAGTGCAGCAGAAAAAGGTGATCAAATTGTTTTAATAGATTACGCTAGAACTTGGGGTACAAACAAAATTTCAATAGATAGTAATGGGTTAAACTATCAAGGTAACCCTGATAGTTTTACATTAGAATACACAACGTCAGGTCAATCAATTAATATTGTATACTCAGATGCAACAAAAGGTTGGATACCATTAGAAGATGATGTTACAGCTAATGAGCCTGTTGCACCACCTACTCAAAAAGCTATTTTTGCTTTTGGTAATAAATATGTTCCAGAAGGAGACCAAAGTCTTACTTTTGGAATGAGTAATAAAGTTAATAGTAGTGGTGTTGTAATTGCCGATACAGCAGGAACAGGCTCAGAAGTTAATACTCAAAGAGGAGCAGCTACGTATGGAACAGATAAAGCAATATTTGCTTTTGGTCAAAATGGTAGTTCTCAAAATAACACAATAAATTTAGTTAGTAATCAAGGTGTTGTAGCTGCTAATAGTACTGGTACAGGATCAGCAAGATTAAGTTTGGCAGCAACAGCATATGGTTCATCGGGTCAAGCTATCTTTGCTTATGGAATTGAAAGTGGTGGTTCCCAAAATAAATCAAATAAAGTTTCAAACACAGGTGCTGTAGCTAGTGATACATCTGGTGTGGGTACTGCTAGACATGAATTAGGTGCTTCACCATTTGGGGGAGACAAAGGAATTTTTGCTTATGGTTATTCTAATGTAGTTCATTCTAATCAAAATATCTCAAATATAGTTTCAAATACTGGAGTTATTGCCACTGATCAATCTGGTGTCGGTACTGCTAGAGGTGGTTTATGTGCAGTTCAATTTGGCGATCGATGTATTTTTGGTTACGGAGCTGGTGGCGGTCCTTCAAATTTAGTTTCTAATACTGGAGTTGTAGCTAGTGATGTTTCAGTAGTAGGAACAGGTAGAATTGGAGCATCTGGTGCGCCTTATGGTGGAGACAAAGGATTGTTTTGTCTTGGTAATGCTGGAAGTAGTGTTTATATTGCAGTAAGTAATTTAGTTTCAACTTCTGGAGTTATAGCTAGTGATACAGCAGCAGTATCTGGAGTTACAACTAGAGCACAATCTAACGGTGCGGGGTATTCAATCAGTGCATAAAATTAATAACAACAATAAAGGAGAAGTATAACATGGCGTCAAAGTTTAATAGTGAGTTTAATTACAGGTATCAAGTAATAGGAGATACACCTTGGGAAAAGATAAAAACTTTACAAGGATTTTTAGAAGGAAGAATTAGAGCAGCGGCACTTGAAGAAGTAAGTGTTTTAAAAAACCAAGCTAAAATTTCTAAATTAAAACATCTACAAAATGGTGGTAACGGTTTAGAGCATGAAATATTAGAGCTTAAAGCTGATATACTAGAAGCTAAAAGTCATCAGGCAACTGAAAAAGAAGCTTATGAACTGAATAGAAAAGAGATTGAAATACTTAAAGGTTTATTAGATGAGCTTTATGTTATTGCAGAACCTACAAGAATAAAAGGTTATTCTGATGAAGAAATGTGGGAAGCTAATCAAGCTAATGAGTTCACTGTCAATATCGGTAGAGAAATACAAGCTGAAATGATAGCAAATGGCAGACCTTCTGCAGCTAAATTAAGAAATGCTATGAGTAATCCCTATACATGGAACGCATTAAAGGATATAGGTTTAGTTCCAAAAGAAACAAAAATTTTAGTTGGAAATATTAATCCACATGATAAGATAAAACTTATAGGAGTAGAAGATGAAGTTATATAAATTAGAAGCAAGCGGTTATGAAACGTTCTTTGGAACTATGGAAAACCCAATTGCAAGAGATGTTACAACAATAGCACAAAAACCAGATTGTAGTGCTTTTTTGTTGTTGTCTAAAGATTCACAAGATGGTTTAGAATTACTAAGTACAGTACCTTCTGGATTTGATTTTACATACTGTCAAGAATGGGGTCTAACAATTAATGACGCTGTTGTTGCAAGAGTGATATTAGATTTAAGAAGAATAGCTTACGGTACTTGGGAATCTCAACTAGAAAAAATCAATGACGACGGAATTGATAGTTGGAAAATAGACCAAGCAGCAGTTAAAACAAAATTTCCTAAGTAGTTCTTTAAGATTTGCAGGTTGAATTTACCTGTAATCTAATATAAACCATAAAAAACAGGTTTTTATATGCTACAAAAATTAGGATTTTTACCAGGATTCAATAAACAGGTCACAGATACCGGGGCGGAAAGCCAATGGGTGGAAGGTGAGAACGTACGTTTTAGATATGGTACACCGGAGAAGATAGGTGGATGGAATCAATTAGGTGAGTCAAAACTTACTGGTGCAGCTAGGGGTTTACACCATTTCGTAAGCACAGCTTCTGTAAAATTTTCTGCAATAGGTACTAATAAAATTTTATATATTTATTCAGGTGGTGTATACTATGACATTCATCCTTTAGTTAATCCAGCAGGCACAGCACTTACAAGTGCATTTAGCACGACTAATGGATCACCGACAGTTACAATAACTTTTCCAACACCACATTCTTTTGTAGCAACAGACATTGTTTTGTTTAGTGATTTTTCTGCTATTACAAATTCTAATTTTAGTGCTGCAGATTTTAATGATAAAAAATTTATGGTAACTAGTGTGCCTAGTACAACTAGTATTACAATTACAATGCCTTCTAATGAAACTGGAAGTGGTGCAACAACATCGGGTGGAATTAAATATTATCAATACTATCACGTAGGACCAGCAGAACAACTAGGAGCGTTTGGTTGGGGTATATCTTTATGGGGTGGTAATATTTTAGGAGCGTTAACCACTACTTTAAATGGTGCATTAGGAGATAACACAAGTGGAAACAATAGTTCTGCCACAGAAATTACTATTGGTAGTACGACAGGTTTTCCGACTACGGGTACAAATTTTATTAAAGTAGGTACAGAAGAAATTTCATACACAGGAGTAAGTGGAAATAAAATTACAGGTATAACAAGAGCCGCAAGAGGAACTACCAGAGCTGCTCACAATAATGGTGTAACAGTTACGGACACGTCTTCTTTTACAGGATGGGGATCACCCGCAGCCAACACAGACTCAGTAACTGATCCAGGATTATGGTCTTTGGACAATTTAGGTACAACTCTTATTGCATTAATTCATAATGGTGAGTGTTTTAAATGGGATGGTGATGCATTAAACGCAACAAGCACTAGAGCAGTTATTATCCCTAATGCACCAACAGCATCACGTGACATGTTAGTATCAACACCAGACCGTCACTTAGTATTTTTTGGAACAGAAAAAACGATTGGTGATAAAACTACACAAGACGATATGTTTATAAGATTTTCTTCACAAGAAAATATAGAAGACTATATACCAACAGCAATCAATAGTGCTGGTACACAAAGACTGGCCTCTGGATCACGGATCATGGGTGCTACACTTGGTAGAAATGCAATATACATTTGGAGTGATACCGCAATGTTTACTATGAGATTTGTTGGAACTCCATTTACATTTGCCTTCGAGCAAGTTGGAACTAACTGTGGATTAATTGGTATGAATGCAGCCGTTGAAGTTGATGGTGCAGCGTATTGGATGTCTGATAATGGTTTCTTTAGGTTTACCGGTAAACTAGAATCAATGGATTGTCTGGTTGAGGATTATGTTTATGATGACCTTAACACAACATCTAATCAATTAGTTTATTGTGGTATCAATAACTTGTTTGGAGAGATTACTTGGTTCTATCCAACGACTACATCTAATGTAGTTAATAGAGCGGTAACCTATAGTTACTTAGACTCAACAGCAAAAAGACCTATATGGTTTACTAATGCAAGTAGTTTGTTTCCAAGAAGTACTTGGCAAGATTCTGCTGTATTTGGTTTACCACATGCAACAAAATATAACGCCAGCGATGATGCATCGTTTGATGTGACTGGTAACACGGAAGGAGTTACAATATACTTTGAACACGAAACAGGAGTCAATCAACAAGAAGCAGGGACCACGGCTGTAGCTATTCCAGCTAACATTACATCTGGTGATTACGATATTACACAAAAAGTGGTAAGAGGTGCAGCTACTAACATGGCTGATCTTAGAGGTGATGGAGAAAATATTATGAGAATTAGTAGAATTGTGCCTGATTTTATTTTACAACAAAATAACGTATTTGCTCAATTAGAAGTTAGGGATTATCCAAATGATACAGCAGCAAGCTCACCATTAGGACCTTTTACTTTGACACCAACCACTACAAAAGTAGACACCAGGGCTAGAGGTAGAGCTATTGCTCTTACAATATCAAACACTGCGGTCGATACTAGTTGGAAATTAGGAACTTTTAGGTTAGATATACAAGCTGGAGGAAGAAGATAATGATAGATAAAAAATTAAAAGCAGTTGTTCAAGGTGGTGTTGATAATTACTTGGGTAAACAACCACAAGTTCAAGCACCTAGAAAATGGCAATCAAGTCCTGACAAACCTGCAACAGAATTAGCTTACATTACAGAAGCAGAAAAAGATTTAATATTAAAAGCAAATATACATGGTGGACTAGAAGGTGGTCCTAACATGGGTCCATCAGGAATTATGTCACTAGATAGTTTTGGTGATGTTGGTGGAGCAGGAGCTAGTGGTGGGGATACCGATGCTGGCGGTGGAGCTTCACAAGGTGCAGGAACTGGAGGTGGAGGTTTTAGTGGTCAAAACACCAACACTACAACTGATAGAGAATTTGATAGACAAAACTTAAATCAAAGAGCTGCATTACAAATAGCGGAAAGAGCACAAGCTAACAACCTTGGTTATAAGGAACGAGCAAACATTGCTAATGCAACGTATGGTCCACTACAAAAGTACACAGGTGAACGAGGATTTTTAGGTAATCTTTTTAGAGGAGCTAATAAATATGGATACACAGATACATA